CGAAATACAATCTGATGTAAACCAGAGTATTTCAAAAGGTCTTCAAAAGTTTGAACAACTTGATGGTTTAAAAAGAATTAACCCTTTCCAAAAAGATATTGAGATAAAATTACTTACAAACGAAAGATCAAAACTTGTTTCTTCTATGCAAGATGCAATTGAAAAAGTTGATGTATCTGCACAAATTGCCATATCTAATCAATTAGCAAAGACAACACAAGCTATACAAAGGATGACAGGTAAAGGTGGAACTAAAGATTATTTTCCGATGGTTGAGAATGTTGATTATGGAGACCATGCACTTAAGTATTTGCTGCAAAGAGCAGCACGAGAGAATGTTGATTACGTAGCCGTTGCCCCGTTTGACAAATTAAGTTTTCGTCAAGGATATAAAGCGGGTAATGAAAGATTTTATGGTTATGCAAATGGTAAAGGAATAAACAAAAGCGGCTCTTCAATAATGCCAAATGTTATGAAAAGAACAGCAAGACTCTATGGATCAAAAGCAGGACCCACTAAAATATCTTTATCTGATCCATCAAAACCGTACAAAAAAATAAGAGAAGATAAATTTTCATATCCTGATAGTCACAAATTGAAGGGTAAAAAAATAAAAAGCATATATCATGAGGATGCTATAGATGCCACTGACCCTGGAAAAGCAGGTGCTGGTTATACATTTATTGAATCATCTAATCCTGCCTTGTATTTTGATGCATTTGCGATTAAAGTGACTCCACTAATGAGAGGTACACAAAAAACCTACAAGAAACTCGGTGGACTTGTAGTAGATATGTTTAAACCAATAAGGTACAATTAATTATGGCAATCGAAAAAGTAACAGAAGAAATCAAAGAAGAAGATATTCAAGAACAACAGGAAGGCTTACCTGTAGACGTAGCAGTTGAAGGTGAAGAAGAAATGATTGAGGAAAGACCTCAAGATGATTTCAATGCAAACTTAGCAGAAAACATGGACGAGCGAGAGCTTAAAGACATGGCTATGGAGCTTATTCAAGAATACAAAAAAGATAAAACTTCTAGAAAAGAATGGGAAGATGCATATATTAAAGGATTAGATTTATTAGGCACAAAGTATCAAGAAGTTACAAAACCATTTAAAGGTGCATCTGGTGTCACTCATCCGTTGTTAGCTGAATCTGTAACGCAATTCCAAGCACAAGCTTATAAAGAATTAGTTCCAAGTGATGGTCCAGTAAGAACCCAAGTTGTAGGTGCAGTAACACCGGCCACCGAAGCCCAGGCAGATAGAGTCAAAGACTATATGAATTATTTGTTGATGGAGGAGATGGAAGATTACACAACTGACATGGATCAAATGTTATTTTATCTACCTCTATCAGGATCTACATTCAAAAAAATATATTATGATGCAATGCTAGATAGACCTGTATCAAAATTTATTCCAGCAGAAGATTTAGTAGTTCCTTACTACGCATCTGATTTAAAAGATTGTGAAAGAATTACTCACGTAATTAAAATGACAGCTAATGAAGTTACAAAAAAAATGGCTGCAGGGTCTTATAGAGATATAGACTTAATTGATTCTAACAGTGAACCTGATCAAGTACAAAAAAAATTAAATGAGCTTGAAGGGGTTAAAGGAACAGGGTCAGATTATTTACATACAATTTTAGAAATGCATGTAGATTTAAATTTAGACGACTTTGAAGATTTTGATGATAGAGCTAAAAAAATTAAAATACCTTACATTGTAACTATTGATGAAGGTTCAGGAGAAATTTTATCTATTTATAGAAATTACCAAACTGATGATCCATCATATCAAAGAATAGAATATTTTGTTCACTATAAATTTTTGCCTGGTTTAGGTTTTTATGGTTTTGGTTTAACTCATATGATTGGTGGCTTGTCTCAAGCAGCAACACAATCACTAAGACAACTAATTGATGCGGGTACTTTAAAAAATTTACCTGCTGGATTTAAGTCTAGAGGTATGAGAGTAAGAGATGATGATCAACCAATACAACCTGGAGAGTTTAGAGATGTAGATGCACCTGGCGGAAACATCAGAGATCAGTTTTTTAATTTACCATTTACAGAACCATCACCAACTTTATACAACTTAATGGGTTTTGTAGTACAAGCAGGACAGAAATTTGCTGCAATAACAGATTCAAATATTGGTAATGACTTACAAAACAGAGCTGTTGGTACAACAATGGCTATGATGGAGCGTGGTTCACGTGTAATGAGTGGTGTTCACAAACGTTGTTACTATGCAATGAGACTTGAGTTTAAAATTCTAGCAAGAATTTGTGGTGAATCTTTACCACCAGTGTATCCCTATGATGTTTATGGTGGCCCAAGAGAAATAAAACAATTAGATTTTGACAACAGAGTAGATATTTTACCTGTTGCAGACCCAAATATTATGAGTATGGCTCAAAGAGTTACACTTGCACAATCACAATTACAAATTGCACAGTCTAATCCTGCAATTCACAACATTCATGAAGCGTACAGACGTGTTTATGAAGCACTAGGTACAAAACAAATTGAAGCTTTACTGAAGCCACCACCAAAACAACCTGAACCACAAGATCCTGCAAAAGAAAATGCGCGTGCTTTACAAATGAAGTTGTTAACAGCGTTTGAATTCCAAGATCATGACGCACATATTGCTGCTCACATGGCATTTATGGCTACAAGAATGGTGCAAATTAATCCACAAGTTTATGCTTTGATGCAATCACACATATCTGATCACGTTTCATTTAAAGCAAAAGCAGAAGTCAAAGCGGTGATGATGGAAAATCCACAAATGCAACAGTTGGCACAGTCAGATCCTGAACAATTTAGTATTATATTTGAAGCAGAGGTAGCAAAAGTTGCTGCAAGAATTACACAAGAGCTTGCACAAACAGAAATGCAGGCAAATGCTGCTAAACAAGATCCATTAGTTAGAATTAAACAACAAGAAATAGATTTAAGAGCTATGGATCTTCAAAGAAAAGCAGAAGAGACAAGATTTAAGGCAGATCAAGAAAATCAAAGAGTTGCTCAACGTCTAGAATTTGATTACGATAGACTTGCACAACAAGATCAGCAGTCAGATGATAGATTAGAGATTGCGGAGAAGAAACTTGAGAAGAAATAACGAAAAAGGACTAAGCGGAGGAGTAAAATCTGGGCCACCCCCTAAGAGAGGACCAAATCCACAAGGAATTTTAGTTAAATATGCAAAAAAAATCTTACGAAAATCTAAACGAAAGAAATAAACTATTATTTTTAGCTGGATTATTTGATGGCGAAGGTAGTTTTGGTGTTTGGGGTAAAGGAGATGGTAGAAAAACATTTCAATGTTCTGTTGAAATGTGTGATAAAGATTCTGTAGATAAATTTGCTGATTTTTTTGGTGGTAAAGTAGTAAAACCTAGAATCAGAAAAGCACATTGGTCACAAACCTACAAATGGAAGCTTTCAGGCGGTAGGGCTTACGAATGTGTTGAGATGATGATAGAATATATGTGTCAACGAAGACAGGAGAAATACGAAAATGTGGTTTCAAGCAATTAAATTAGCAGTATCTGCTGGTAGTAAAATATACGCTAACAAACAAAAAGCTAAAATGGCTATGTCTGATGCACAATTATTACATGCAGAAAAACAAGCTCGTGGTGAAGAACAATACCAAGGCAAATTGTTAGAAGCTAGACAATCAGATTGGAAGGACGAGGCAGTTTTGATAATTCTCTCAACGCCCGTCATGATTTTGGCCTGGGCAGTGGTATCAGACGATCCGACTGCGATGGACAAAGTAAAACTTTTCTTCGATATGTTCTCACAGCTCCCGTCATGGTTCACAAACCTGTGGATCTTGGTCGTAGCATCGATATATGGTATAAAGGGTACACAAATATTCAGGAACGGAGGAAAAAAATAATGGCTGGAATAGTAGGTATAGCTCTAAGAGGATTTGGTAAAGCTTTAGGTAAAATTAAAAATAAAAAAAATTTATCTTTGACTGAAAAATTAGGAATGCAAGATAAAGGTTTAATAAATAAAAGAACAGGTAGACTTCACTCAGCTCATGAGGATGTTTTTAAAAAAGCAACATCTAAAGATGTAAAGAAAATGACAAAAACAGGAAGAAATCCTCAATTAGGCCCTGGTAAGGGATCTCCTGAAACAAAATTAGAAGCAAGATACATTAGAGGTAGAAGATTTAAGTAGGAGGAAAAAATAGATGACAAAATTATGTCCAAGAGGTAAAGCAGCAGCGAAAAGAAAATTCAAGGTATACCCGTCAGCATATGCTAATGCATACGCTAGTAAAATTTGTGCAGGAAAAATTAAAGATCCATCTGGTGTAAAAAGAAAAGATTTCAAAGGACCAAAACCAATGAGTAAGGGTGGAGGTGCTGATACAGGAACTGTCGGTGAAATAAGAAGTAAACAGGGTGTTATTTTTAACAAAGTTAAAAGAATGGTTAGAGATGATAAGGATTTATCGCCAAAAAGAAGAAAGAAAATACTTCAACAAGTTAAAGCCAAATCAGAAGAAAGAATGAATAGAAAAAATATTGAAAGAGGAATAGAATTTTCAAAAGATTTTCAAAGAGGACGTAGAGAATTATTTATGAGCACAGCAGGAAAAAGAATTCCAGCATTAAAAGTTGGTATGGCTGTTACTGCAGGAGCACAATCAGGAATGGGTAGATTAGAAAAATCAGGATTAATGAAAGCTAAAAAAAATCTTCCAACAACTCCAGCTTACGATGATGGTAAATATTTAGGTAATTTAACTAAACAAGAAATTAGAGATTATCAAGAAAAACAAAAAGAAAATAGAAATTTAAGAAGAACACCAAGAACTAAGTTTAAAGCATCTGGTGGTGAAATAAAAAAAGCAAACAAAGGTCTTCATGCAGAAAATAAAAAGAAAAAAACAAGAATGCCTGGTGATCCTAATAAAAGACGTGAGTATTTAAGAAATATTCAAAATCCAGTTTCTGAATATGATAGAAAAGGTAAATTAAAATATACAGAGGTAAATTCTGGTGGTGCAATGAAAATTAAAAAAGTTATTAAAGGTTTGAAAAAAGCATCAAAATTACATGCGGGACAGGCAAAATCTTTAAGTACAATTAAACTATCAAGAGGTGGTGGAGCTGCAATTAGAGGAACAAATTTTAAAGGTATTTTCTAATGTACAAGAGAGGTACTTGTTGGGAAGGCTATGTCCAAGCAGGCATGAAGAAGAAGGGAAACAAGATGGTTCCCAATTGTGTTCCAGCAGGTTCAAAAAAAATGAAAGAAGGTGGACTAACTAAATGGTTCAAAGAAAAATGGGTAGATATTGGAGCAAAGAAAAAAGGTGGCAAATTTCAAGAGTGTGGAAGAAAATCTGTCAGTGGTTCAAAAAGGAAGTATCCGAAGTGCGTTCCACTTGCAAAAGCCACAGCGATGACAAAGTCACAAAGGGCGAGTGCTGTCGCGAGAAAACGCCAAGCCCCAAACACTGGCCCTAAACCAACTAACGTAAGGACATAAAATGTGGATATGGAAATGGATAAAAAAATTGTTTACACCAAAAAAAGAAATTGTAATAGGTCAGCCTGAAAACCCAAAGGTAGACTTAACAGGTCTTACAAAAGGTGATATAAAAAGATTAAAAGAACAAGGAAAATTATAATGGCTAGAAAAAAAGATACTACAAAAGGTGTAATTGAGCCCGTTAAACAAAATATTATTCAGGGTATAAAAGACAGAAGAAATAAGGAAAGAAAACTTCCTAAAGGTCTACAGATAGATACTACTACTGGAGAGGGTGCGAATATCACTAAAATGAAAGAAGGTGGTTATTGTAGAGGTGCTGGTGCTGCTATTAAAGGCACTAAATTTGAAGGCGTTTTTTAATTGCATACTAATAGTTAATAATGTAAAAAAACTCCATGGCAATTCGTGGAGATAGCACTGAATACGAACTTCTTAAAAATTGGTGTACAACATTACCTTTTTTTGAAACACCAAAATCAGTTACAACTTGTGAGATAGGAGTTAGAGAGGGTTTAGGATCAAAACTAATAATGATGGGTATCCAAGAAAGAATTGGTAAAATACCTTATGAACATATCGGAATAGACCCATATAATAATTTAAAATATCAACACTACGATAAAACTGAACCAGAAACAGCAGATTATACTGACGAAATGCGAGCACAAATGGTAAAAGATTTAGCTCATGAAAGAAATTTTAATTTTTATCATTTTACAGATATACAGTTTATGAATTTGTTTCATCATACTAGTAAAGTATTTGATTTAGTCCATTTTGATGGGCCACACATGACGAGAGACGTTATGCGAGAAGCACTTTGGTTTGCAGATAAATCAAGAAAAGGAACAAGACTTATTTTCGATGATTGTGGTTATTTTGATATTGAGACAACAACAAAAATGCTAAGTTACTGGAATTTCCACGTCTTTGAATCTGGAAAAAATAAAGTTTGTTTACAAAGAGAAGAGTAATGGACATAGAAACAATTTCATTAGTGCAAAAAACAGTAAAGAAAAAAATTCTTCAACTCAAAGATCACGCTATATATGGTGTTGACACCATGGAGAAACTACAATATGTTAGGGGTCAAATCAGATCATTAGAAGATCTGCAACAGGATCTAAAAGACCTGCTGACAACAACGGAGTATGAAGATGAACAAGTCCACGGAGCAACCGAAACGGACTGAAGCACTTCTTGATGCCTATAAGGCCAAAGAAGAAGTAAAAACAGTCCTCGATCCAAATGCGATCGCTAAATCAACACTAGATAAGTTACCTACACCAACTGGTTATAGACTTTTAGTTCTGCCATTTGCAGGGCCAAAAAAAACCAAAGGTGGAATAATTTTATCTGACACAACACAAGAAACTATACAGATGACAACAGTGTGTGGTCTTGTGCTAAAAATGGGAGATCTTTGTTATCATGACAAAGATAAATTTCCAAAAGGACCTTGGTGCAAACTAAATGATTGGATAATTTTTAGTAGGTATGCAGGTTCAAGATTCAAAATAGATGGTGGAGAAGTAAGAGTTTTAAATGACGATGAAGTCATTTCTACTATTGCTGATCCAAATGATATTTTGCACCATTATTAAGGAGGACTAAATGGCTGAAGAAAACAAAAGCCCAGAGGTTGAAATCGATACCGATGGCGTAAATGAAGAAACTATCAATGTAGAAGCACCCGAAGTATCTAATGAAGCATTTGAAAAAAAACAAGATGTTGATTTAGGTTATGTAGATGTTAGCGGTGGTGGTAAAACTGCTAAAGAGCTTTTACAAGAAACAAAAGAACCAGAAAAAGAAGTTGAAGCAAAACCTGAACCTAAGTTTGAACAAAAAGAAGAAACAGAAGAAGACCCAGGATTAGCTGAATATTCTGAAAAGGTTCAAAAAAGAATAAAAAGATTAACCTTCCAGGCTAAAGAAGCAGAACGTAGAGAACGTGCTGCAGTTGATTATGCTAAAGGTTTAAAAAATAAGTATGAAAGTATTGAAAAGAAATTTGAAGATACTGATACTAATTATCTTAAAGAATACGATGCAAGAATAGAGTCAGAAAGAGAAAAAGCAAAATCTGAACTTAAAAATGCATTGGATAACAATGATACAGATCAAATTTTGGAAGCTCAAGATAAGCTTACAAAACTAGCTGTAGAAAAAGAAAAAGTTTCTATGTCTCTTGCGGATAAAGAGACTAAGAAAAAAGAAGTTGAGTCACAAACTGCTGAACAAGTAGCAGAGCAACCACAACCTCAAATTAGTCGAAGAGCTCAAGATTGGGCTACAGAAAACGAATGGTTTGGGAGTGATAGAGTGCTTACATCTGCTGCAATGGGAATACATGAAGACCTCTTAGGGGAGGGAATTGACGCGGAGAGTGATGAATACTATAATCAAATCAACAAACGTATGAAGGAGTATTTCCCTCAGAAATTTGCCACTTCTACTGAAGAAAAAACTAAAGCTACACCCGTCCAAAATGTAGCTTCTGTAAGTAGAAGATCAGGTGGACGCAAGTCTGTGAAACTCACCAAATCGCAGGTAGTTATCGCTAAGAAATTAGGGGTGCCACTAGAGGAATACGCAAAATACGTGAAGGAAGGAGCCTAATATGAATAAAGTAAAAACTTCACGCGAGTCTGAATCTAGAACAAAACTTTCTAGAAAGAAAGATTGGACTCCACCATCCAGTTTGGATGCGCCAGCTGCACCGCACGGTTATGTGCACAGATGGATAAGAACTTCTACTAACGGTTTTGAAGATCCAGGTAATGTATCTAAAAAACTTAGAGAAGGATGGGAATTTTTAAAAGCTGAAACACTTTTAAGTGAAATAGGTGAAAATGATTACCCTACTATCCATGAAGGAAAACATGCTGGTTTAATCGGAATTGGT